ATCCCTTTGCAGGGATTGCAGCTGCGGAAAAAGTAGCAAGTGATGGAGCAACAACTCTTGCAGCGTATTCTCACGGAATTTTTGACCTGAAAGACAGCGGAGCAGGGATAACAGTTGGAGAAAGAGTCAGTATAAAAGGAGCAAATACAATTGCAAAATGCGCAGCTGCAGATTTGATTTTCTCAGATGTTGGAATTGCACTTGAAACTGCAGGAGCAGCAGAAGTTATTGCTGTTTTAATAGGCTCAGGTTTCTGAGGGAAAAAAATGGCCGCAGGAGCAATTGTTCAAGTAATTGAACTGATAGGAAAACCTAAAGGCTGTCCGGTAAGATATACTTGTGATAACGCAACAGGAATTGAAAAAGGAGAAATATTAGCACTTTCAGACCCTCGAACTGTGGTTGCATCAAGTGCTGACAATGAAGCTTTTGCAGGAATATCTGCAGAAGAAAAAGTCGCAAATGATGGAAGCACATCAATTTCTGCCTGGACAAAAGGAATTTTTGATATAAACGCAAGTGCAGCAATTGCAGTAGGAGCAAGGGTTTCAATATCAGGAGACAACGAAGTAGCAACAGTAGTTGCAGACTCAGATAATCTTTTTTCAGATGTAGGCATTGCATTAGAAGCCGCAGACGAAGATGAAATATTTGCCGTATTAATCGGCTCAGGATTTTAAGAGGTGAAAAAATAAAATGGCAGATAGCACAGGAATGGCAGATTTGAGAGCTGAAAACGTCTCAAGAATAGTCACAGGGTTTGCCCTGGCGAACTACAAATTTAAACAAGCTGTTATGATCTCTTCGAGCAACAGCTGGAAAGAGTCTTATTATCAAGAGACTAAGACAGAACTGACAGGCGGACTCGGAAGTGCAGTCAAAGGAATTCCTAGACTTGCAAATTTCCCTTACCTAGAACCGACTTGGACAAAAAAGCAGAGCTGGTTAATTAAACACGGAGGAGAGGGTGTAATCTCTTATGAAGATGAAAAGACAAATGCGATAGATGTTATTGCAAGGACACTCTTAAGAATTGCCAGAGCAATAACTTATTCAGTAGACCTTGAAATATATCAGGCATTATCTGAAAATGACACACCAACAAACATTAACACTCTAGCATTAACTGCAGGATATGAATGGGATAGTGCAACAATCGCAAACAGAGATCCTATTCAGGATTTCCTTAACGCGAGAAAAGAGCTGAAAATAGATAACTATGGATTTGGTGGAGAAGAAATATTAATCTATCTAAGCCCAAAAGATTATGCAAATGTTATGGGAAATTCAGCAGTAAGAAGCAATGCTCAGATATATACATCAGAAGTCGGCAGAAATGGTGTTGTCGGAAAAATACCTGGTATAGGAACACTCATCGAAAGCAACAATGTTACAGCTGATAAATGCTTAATGTGTATAAAAGGAATATGCGGAACTTGGAAAGCTGCAGTGCCTTTGACAGTCGTAACAATAGATGACCCAGGAGTTAAAAAGACAATAAGGGGCTGGGAAATAGGAGTGACACAGCTCACAAATCCAGAGGCAGTTTGTTTAATTACAAACACCCAAGCATAAGGTGATACAAAATGGTTTTAGGAGCAATAACAGGCACTTATGTCGGAACTGCACAAGTGCAATCGGCAGCCTTTAAAGCACTACTTGACTCAGTAAACGTAGGAGCTGCAACTGCAGGAGCAGAAACAACATCAATAATTGTAATCCCTTTCGGGAATAATCAAGCTGCAGTCTGGAAAGTAGCGAGGGCAGGGGCGTGAGAAGAGCACCAAGTTCACTGGTTTTTCCAGTAAAAACAACTGCACAATATACTGCAATGACAGCTTCACCAGGGCAAGTAGTTTGTTGCACAACAGCATTAAACTATGGATTAAAAGTATATCTTGGTGGAAGCTGGTATGATTTGGTGTCTTAAAATGCCTGGAGAAATAATAAACACTGACTGGGTAATAATACCGGTAAAAACAGCTGCAGAAATAGCTGCAATGACAGCAATTCCAGACGGATTAACATTCGTCCAAAAAGATGTCGTGGTATCTATAAAAACATATATCAACGGGCTTGGAGATTGGTCTGTGATGGAGTTGTCTGATTAAAATGACAAACGAACAAATAATTTGCAGCAGCTTAAATTTCCCAGTTAAAACAGCAGCAGAAGCAGCAATTATAATCGCAAAAGGAGCACCAGAAGGTGCTTGTTTTTGTGATTATGAAACACCAAGATTTTATTGCCGTGTAAATGGAAGCTGGAAACATTTTTCTTTATAATTTTTTTTCTTATTCTTGCAGAAAGCTAAAAAGTGGGCCCACTTTCCCTACGTCGATGACCTAGTTTAGGCCAAGGAGGCGGGCTTTTTCATCAAAAGATGGCATTTGCTTGTCCGGATCAGCTGCCAGGCAGGGCTTTTTGCAATCAAAAAGCATAAGGCCTGCCAGATCAGCTGAAACAAAATGCCATCATTCGCCTACAGGCTCAGGGATTTTCAGCCGCAGTCTGCAATAGTAAACTTTTCCCTTTCAGGTCTAAAGTTTAGCTTTGCATCCAGCTCTTACCAAAAATCTATTTTCATTCCTTTGCTAGGCGCACATAAATGGGCCTAGCCCGGAGATGAAAAAATGGAATATCCAAAGATATACAAAATGAAATGTGCGAAATGTAGAACTGTTAGGGGCTTTTCTTGCGTCAAGGACGCAGAAAAGGAAAACTGTTGCCTGGATTGCCAGGCTATTTTTTAAAAAACCCCCCTACACCCCCTACTATTATTATTATCTTATTTAATAATCTTCTCACTATCTAATAGTAAAATTAGATAGTTATCTAGGTTATCTTTGCCGCTATGCTATCCAACAAATTAGAGAGATAACTAATCCACTCACTTCTGCTACATAGATGCTATAAGTTTCACTGAGTTTCTCAGTTCCTAGAAATTGCGGAAATCTAATTTTATACAGTGTGTGCATTTGTATAGTTTGTTTATTTAGGAAAGAATTAGTATATAAATTTTACGCACACAAATTAGAAAGATTTATATAGTTATAGTATTTTTGTTACTAATGCCAGTGTAAAAGAGAGTAAGGGAATTATTTCCCTGAAATCTTATTTCTATATTGCCCCTACGGGGCAAAGGCACACAAAGAGGTGATGAGCAAAAATGAAAGCGTTCTTGCCAAAAGTGATGGCATTTTTATTTAAATTGATAGCATAAGAGGTGAAATTATGGAAATACAAGTTAAAAAAGCAATCAATATTTTAGATGGACAACACGAAGGAATTATAACAAATATTAGATACAGGTCAAAACCTTATGAATATCTGGATCTCGAAATCGAGATAAAACAAGGAGAAGATTTTGTAACACTAAAATGCGGCTATCCTCAAATAATAAGCACAAATTCAAAACTAGGCTATTTACTCTCAAGATTTGGAGAAAGTCTGGAAGAAGGAAAAAGCATTGATCCAGATAAAGTATTAATAGGAAAGCAATGTAGATTTAAGACAATGACTGAGACAAATATAAAAGGAAAATTCGCAAAGATAATTCCTGATAGCATAATGCCAAAATGACTGAATGTCCAAATTGCAAAGGCATTTTAGAAAGAAATTTTGCTGTCAAATCTCCTAACGGATTTCAGGCCCTAAAATGTAAAGATTGCAAAAGAGGATGGATGGAAATAGAAAAATATATAAATGCCATCAATATTAAAAGTGATAGCATTACACACAATAAGAATTTAGGTGATTATGAAAATGACACCAGGAATAACAAAATATAAAAGAGTCGCACAAAGATTAAGAGAGAAATTCAAGAATGAAGAATTTTTGCTTCAAGAATTAGAGGATGCAATTTTCATTGAATGCGGAACAGACCCTAGAACAATAAAAGCAGCATTAGAAAGAATGCAGAGATTAAAACTAATTGAAAAAGTAGAAACAGAAAGAGAATTTGGCAAACCTTACGTAGATAAATACAAATTGCCACACTCAAATAATGAATACTTTTGACACCGGCACAGGAAAACACCTGGTGTCAGAAAGTATAACGACGCTTTCGACTAATATACGGCAAACAGAGTGGGTCGCCCCTCATCCTTTCAGTCTTCAGGGTCTGCTCCTTTAATTCGAATTGCGTCGCATCCCGTGCCATTCAAAAGCGGAGCTTCATCTGGCACGGCGAAATTATCACCCCCTGCCCCCTCAAGGGGGAACGTTGTTTGCCGTATATTAGTCTCAAAAACGGGCTTCAATGAAGCCCTAGTGTTGAGCCTCGAACTGCGAGGATAACACTCACCCCCCTACCCCCCTCAAGGGGGGAACGGAAAAACAAACTGGTGATCTAATGAAAAAAAAACAGAAGGCAAAAGTTACAGTCGATAAATTAGGAAACGTTAGACTAGAGAAAAAAAAGAGTTATCCAAAAGGGATGACAATTCGCTATACAGAAGAAGAAGAAAAAGAGATTATTTTAATGATGGAAAGAATGGGCGAAAAAACAATGAGCAAGGCTTTTCTAAAAGCACCAAACGTGATGGCAGAACAGCATAAAAAAGTTCAGTGGTTAGAGGAAACAATAACAAAACAAGCAGAGAAAATTAATGAGCTAGAAAGTATGGCTGCTAGCTTTCAAGAGTTCAACAGAAAACTAGAAGCATTTATAAAAAAGAGGTGATTATAATGGGACGACAAAAAACAAACAACGTCTACGACACAATAAAAATTCCTAATGGATTAACTAGATTAATTGACAAAATAATAATTGAAAGCAGAGGAAATTTCACAAGCAGAACTGATGTGATTAAATATGTTGTAAGAAAATATACAGATGAATTAGAAAATAAAAAGAGGGATGAATTGTGATTGAAAAAAGAATTGTGTTGCCTGAATTAATGGCAGAGCAAGTTCAACTAGAGGAAAAAGATTGGCAGGAAGCAAAACACACAGCTAAAGAAATGATTAGAGCTGCAAGAATTCAACTGGAAACTTACAGTTTAATCCTAGAGAAAGCAGAAAAAGAATTAAGAATTATATGGGCAAAACTGCCAGAAGCTGACAGGGAAAAAAGATTGCAGGATGACTGAAATTCCAGACTGGGTTTATTTGCTAGGAATTCTGCAACTGGGAATTCTGCTGCTGGGAATTCTACCAGGAATTGCTAGGAAATTTACAGGGAAATTTGCGCAGGATTTCCACAGAATTCTGCGACTTTGGAAATTCCGGGAAATTTCCGGGTGGTCTCTAAACAAATTTTTTTCTAGAATTAGGAGGGGAATGAGCCGGCTCATCACCCTCATTTCTCTCCTACTAGAAAAACACACAAGAAAAAAATCGAATGCGCCCCTTCGGGAAGAAATAATCACATACACAAAAAAAATTGCGCAGCGCCCTTCGGGAGGGGCAGGGGGAGGGATTGTGTGATGGAATTAGTGCAAGAATATAAAGAGTTTTGTAGAATTGAAGAAGAAAAAGAACCATTAGATAGATGGCAAAAAGAAGTCCTTAATCATCACGGAAGCAGCAGCATAAGGGCAGGACGACAGGTCGGAAAATCAACAGTTGTTTCAAGAAAAGCAAATGATTTTGCGTTTGATTTTCCAGGATCTGCCCAATTAATTATTGCTGCAGCTCAGAGGCAGAGCTCGCAACTATTTCAAAAAAGCCTGGCAAGACTTGAAGATTTTAATCAAAAATGGCTGGAAAAAACAGGAGGATATAAAGAAAATCTGGAAATATCGTCAAGACAAAATATGATTGCCAGAAGAGAATATGAAAATATTAATGGAATTTTTGACGGAATGCCAACAAAAACAGAAATAAGATTAAAGCATCCTGAAAATATAGGAAAAAATAATCCTGATGTTACAAAAAGAGGCTCAGTTATTCACGCACTTCCTGCAGGTAAAACAGGAGTATTTATCAGAGGAATGACTGTTGATCATCTGATTGCAGATGAAGCTGCATTTATTCCAGACGAGGTTTGGCTAGCAGTGAAACCAATGATTGCAGTCTCTAAAAAATTAAGAGGCCTTGGCTGGATAACTTTATTGTCCACACCTTTTGGAAAAGGGGGCTATTTCTATGAGAGCCAAACAGATGAAGATTTTATACAATGGCATATCTCATCTGAAAACTGCCCCCGAATTCCAAGAGATTTTTTGCAAAAAGAAAAAGAGAGATTATCAAAAGCAGAATATGCACAAGAATATTTAGGGGAATTTGTAGACGAATATAATCAATTTTTCCCAACAGAATTAATAAAAAAATGTATGACTTTTATGGAATGGGACATTAACACAGACTATAACAAAAATGCAGCTTATTATCTTGGAATTGATCCTGCCAGGTATGGCGAGGACGAAGCAGCATTTGTAGACGGAGAATTATATAATAAAAAATTTAAAATAGTTGGCTGCGAAGAGAAAAAGCATCCATCTCATAAAGCATTAACTTCTTTAAGAGATTTTGTTATGATTAGAGATGATAGATTTCATTACAGAAGAATATTTAATGACGATGGAGGACTCGGAGGGGGTCTTACAGATATGCTCCAAGAAAAATTAGGAAAAAGTAAAGTCATTGCATTAAACAATGCTTCCAGGAGATTTCAGGAAGAACACGAGGAGAAAAAAAGAGGAATACTAAAAGAAGATTTATATTCAAATGCTTTAGCGATGATGGAAAGAGGGGATATAGAAATAATTAATAACTTGAAGCTTTTAAGAAGCTTAAAAAGCGTGCAATTTGAATATACAAAAGAGAGAAATCTAAGAATTCACGGAAAATATACTCACCTTGCAGAAGCATTCGTCAGGACTTGTTGGGCCTGGCAATCGAAAGGTTTAAAACTATATTGTGCTTAAAGTAATTTGATAGCAATCAACAGTCCGGAGATCTTTCCAGGAAAAGACTTTTGATTGCAAAATAAAACAGGCCTGAAACGGCCAGGGAGGAAAATGATGGCATACGCAATCGTTACGGCAGACCAAGTTAGTATTTTCTCAGGAGAAAATGTAGATGCTACGGCAACAGCAGCAATGAAAGAAGCAGTGGAACTAATGGGTATTTCCAGAATTTGTGGTTGGGCAAGATATAATATCGCAGATAATTATGCTTCATTAAATGCAGACTACAAAAAAATAATAGATGAATATCTTGCAAGATTAATTGCAACAGCGAGTATCGCTTATAATATGGCAGGTTTTTCATCGAGATTAGAAGCAGAAAATATGCTAAATATTAATTTATTTGAAATGACAAAAATAGAGGACAATTTTTTCAAAGACCAAAAATGGTGGACTTATGCAAAAGGTGTTTAAATGTTGAACATACCAGGTTTTAAAAATCTTTTTCACGGAAGAACAGAAATAGAAAAAGATAAAGCTGCCCCGATTGTTTCAAGAGCAGAAACAATAATTATTGCAAAAGATGGAACGGGAGACACAGACGACATTCAAGAAGGAATTAATATGTTATCAAAAGATGGAGGGGAAGTTGTAATAAAAGAAGGGAGTTATTATCCAAATAAAAAAATTATCGTCAATAAACAAGGAATTTCCATTAGAGGAATTGGAAAAGCGACTAAAATTTATACTTCAAAATTTGAAGCATCAACTTCACTATTTGAAGTATCAGTTGCAGATGTAAACATAACAAATATGTATTTAAATTTAACAAATGATGACTATGATTGTTATGCAATAAATTTCGGAAATACAGGTGGTTTTGCCTCTAACTTATGGATAGAGGGTGGAACTGATGGAGGAATTGATTGTTCAGGAGCTGGAAATATTATAACACAGTGCTATTTCAAAACAACTTCTGGAGGTGTTAGTATTTATGCAGATAGAAATATAGTTTCAAATAATATTTTTGAAGCAGGGGGAGACCCTGCAATTTACATCTTAACTGCAAGTAATAACATTATAGACGGAAACATAATTTTTAGTGTAGAAGATGACGGAATTAATATCTCAGATGACTCAAATAGAAATATAGTTACAGGAAACAGATGTTTCAATAATACAGGACACGGAATTGAAATTGCAGAAGCAGCTGCAGACTATAATTTAATACACGGAAATATAGTAAATAACAACACTGCAGGACAAATTTTAGATAACGGAACAAACACAACACTAGCAGATAATATTGTATTATGATAGCAATCAACAGTCCGGAGAGATCTCCAAGGGAGGACTTTTGATTGCAAAATGACTTTCCTGGAAAGAGATCAGGAAAGGAGAATGATAGCAAAATGGAAAAAGGAAAAATAAAAGTAATTTTAGTTGATACAATTGGTGATGAGCCAAATGAGGAGGTTGAAATAGAATGGCAGAAGGAAAAATAAGCAGTGCTAATTACACTGATATGACAAACCAAGTTGAAAACTATGAAAGCGACGCTTCAACTTCAACAAGTGAAATTGAATTCCAAGACACGGAATGGGACACGAATTTCGGAATATATAATGACGTGCCATTGCTTAAAGCCTTAATCGACAGAAAAGCAATTTGGACTGTCGGTAAAGGCTTCAAGGTTAAAAACGCAAAACAAAAAAGCAGACTAGATAAAATCCGGGGAAATGGATTTGATACATTCAATATCATACTGCAAAATGCAGTCAGAGTTTATACAATTTCTGAAGCAGGATTTTTTGCAGAAATAATGAAAACAAAACAAGGAGAACTGCTAAATCTAAAACCTCTTAATCCGTCAATGATGAAAATAATTGCAGACGCAAAAGGAATTATTATTAGATTTGAACAGTGGGACACGACATCAAAATTACACGAATGGAAGCCAGAGGATATGTTCTTTTTGCCTTACAACAGGATAGCAGACAGCATTCACGGACAAAGCACAGTTAAAAGATTAAAAACAGCGACAGAAGCTTATAAAGAAGCAAAAGGAGATATGAGGACACTTTTTCACAGATATGTGAAACCTTTAATAATTTCTATTGTGGACACTGACGACACAACAGAAATTGCAGAATATAAACAAAAATTAGACAAATCTGTGGCCCTGGGAGAAAATATGGTAGTTCCTAAAGGAACACTAGATAGTATGGAAAAAATAAGCATCCCTGAACATTCGACTCTTGATCCGCTTCCTTGGATAGCACATCTAGAAAGAGAATTTTTAATTGCGGAAGGAGTCCCAGCTGTGCTAGTTGGAAGCGGAGAAGCAAGAGACACAGAAGCAGAAGCTAAAGTTTTGTATCTCGCATTCCAACAATTAATAGAGTGGAATCAAATGTTTATTGAAGAACAATGCAAGGCACAATTAGGAATTGAAATAGAGCTGGAATTCCCTGCAAGTTTAGAACCTGATGTTCAGGAAAACGAAAGCAAATCAAGAGATATGAATAATCAAGAGCAAGGAATAGGAAAAAGTAACGGAGGGACAAAAAAATGACAATAACAGAATTTGGAGTCGAAGTTCTAAATTATGGGGCAATAGGGCTCTTCTGCGCCTATCTAATATGGCAGGCAGATAAACAGCAGAAGAGAGAAGAAAAGCAGCAGGAAGCCTTAAAAGTCGTCATAGACAACAACACAGTAGCACTAACAAAGTGTTATGAAGAAATGAAAAGAGATGAAGATTTAGACAATAAAGTAACTGATGAAATTATGGATTTAAGAGAGCAACGAAGAATTCAAGAAGAAAAAAAAGCTGCGGAGATAAAAAAATGAGTGAAAAACAAGAAGAAAAACAAGAAGAAAAACAAGAAGAAAAACAAGAAGAACAAAAAGAAGAAGAAACAGAAGAGAGTCCTTTAGTTAAGGGTGAGAAGCTATTAAAAGCCTTAGAAGATAAGGAAAAAGCAATAATAGAGAAAGAAGCACAGCTTGATAAAAAACTCAAGGAAATGGAAATTAAGGCCGCTGAAGCGAAACTGGCAGGATATGGGAGGGTTAGGAAAGAACAATCAGCCGAACAAAAAGCAGAAGATGATGCTTTTAACCTAATTAAAGGCACTGGTATGGAATATGTTGCATTTCCTAATAAAAAGCAAAAATGATATTAGTAACAAAACAGTGTAAAATCTGCGGTTGTATTCGAAAGTTTGTCAAAGACACACCTAGAGATATAGAAAGGGTTTGCGGAAATTGCTGGGATTGGAACAAATACCCATCTAAAGAAAGTGTGGAATATATTGACGATATTAAAAACTACAAACCTAAATACGGCGAACTTTGATAGCAAAATTTAGATTTTTCATTATTGATCTAAATTTTCTTTTTCTTTATTGATAGCATAAAATTTATAAAGTTTAAAATCAATGAACCATATGAGGTGAAAATTGATGGCAAATGAAGCAGTCATCATCGAGTTGCTTGGAGATAAGGGTGACCCGATAAGATACACTGTCGCAGATGGTGCGACAATAGAGAAAGGGACTCTATTAAAAATAACAGACCCTAGAACAGCAGTGGCAACAGGAGCAGACAATGATCCCTTTGCAGGGATTGCAGCTGCGGAAAAAGTAGCAAGTGATGGAGCAACAACTCTTGCAGCGTATTCTCACGGAATTTTTGACCTGAAAGACAGCGGAGCAGGGATAACAGTTGGAGAAA